TTCGATTCCGGAACTGTTCCTGACCACGGCGCTGCTCAATGTGGTCGTCGCAATCTACATCTTCTCGCTGGTGCCGGAATTCCTGATGCGCTTTTTGGCCTGGATCCTGATCCACACCGTGTACCGTGTGCGCATGATCGACACCTCGCACATTCCGGCCGACGGCCCGGCGGTGCTGGTCTGCAACCACGTGAGCTATGTCGACGCGATCGTCATCAACGCAGCCAGCCCGCGCCCGATCCGCTTCGTGATGGACCACCGCATCTTCAAGACGCCGTTCCTGCGCTGGATTTTCCGCGCGGTCAACGCGATCCCGATCGCGCCAGCCAAGGAAGACCCGTGGACGATGGAAAAGGCCTTCGTCGACATCGCCCACGCGCTGCATGACGGCGAGCTGGTCTGCATCTTCCCGGAAGGGCGCCTGACCAAGACGGGCGAGATGAGCGAGTTCCGAAGCGGCATCACCAAGATCATCGAGCGCAACAAGGTGCCGGTGATTCCGATGGCGCTGCGTGGCCTGTGGGGCAGCTGGTTCACGCGCGACCAGGGCAATCTGTTCGGCCGGCGCATTGCGCGCGGCATGCGCTCGCAACTGTCGCTGGCGGTGGGCACGCCAGTGGCGCCGGAGCTGGCGACGCCGGAGTATCTGCAGCAGCAGGTGATGACGTTGCGCGGAGAGTGGAAGTAACTGGATATAAGCGCAAGTCAGCGCCGGGCCATACCGCCGCGCTGGGTATGGCAAAATCGCAAGATTTTTTTTGTGGCTCTGATATAATTATCGACTAGTCGGGGCGTAGCGCAGCCTGGTAGCGTACGTGCATGGGGTGCACGGGGTCGGAGGTTCGAATCCTCTCGCCCCGACCAATAGAATCAAGTAGTTACAGCGGATGCTGTATGAAAAAACAGCACTGTATATTAGATGATCATCTAATATCGGAATCCAGCCACCTTCGCGTGGCTGTTTTTTTATCACGACGTTAGGCTCGTCACGGTTCGAATGAGAATATTCCGTCAGTTAGTCAAAGAATTCGCGGGACCACTCGTGGGTTCGACAGTGTGGGTCGCTGCGAATTTCGAGGGTGATCTTATGAAGAGCGCAACCCTCTTCGGCGGAACCTTCTTCTTTTTGTCATGGCTTACAAGCCAGTTTTTTCGAGTCAAGAAGCAGAGTGCTACTGAAGATGCATTGATCAATATTCGATCAGATATTGCATCTCTGTTGGGCGACTTAAAGGTGAGAACAAATGACCTGCTCGGTCATGTTACCGGAGGCACTAGTTTCTGCCGGGTGGAACTAGGCTTCAACTCTGGTGGGAACTGTGACGTAGGTCTGATTTTTCATCATGGAGACTTCGCGTTACATGATATTAATGTACAAGTTTGCGATCTTGAGACCTTGGACCAAGCTACCGCTGGTGGAAGCATTTCAGTCGACCGAGCATTTACGACCTTCCCAAACACTCAGCTATTACTTCCGGGTCAGGTACAAATGGTTCACGCCAATATAAGTATCGGAAAACGAAGTAGCTATCGCTTCAATATTTTCGTGCAGGCGCGGAATGGCGGACTTACTCAAGAAACCAGGGCGGTTCGACTTGAAGGTATTTGGGTCAGAGCAACGCGTGTTACACGGCATAACCAAACCCAACCTTGCTTCGAGCAGATCGACGACTTGTACCCTAGAGCCGTGGATGGCACCGTCGACTGGCGCTAATTAGTTTATGCGAACCGAACCGCCCATTCCTGGATGTACGCCGGGCCGGCATCCCCTTGCGGCCGCTCTTCACCTTTCAGCAGCAGACCAGCGCTGTTCATCGTCGTCAGGCGCGCTTCGTACAGCGTTGGGACCAGTGGGTCACCGACCTGGCTACTTGGGTCGGTGACGTTAGCCACGATCGATGTACCAACGCCGTAAACGCGCACATCACCCTCAACTGCTGGCGCCGCGCCAATGTCGCGATCCGATAGCCGCTTGCCGTGGTGGCGTAGGCATTTAACTTTTCCGAGCATGGCCAGAGTGTAGCACCGTTGATTTCGGTCAAACTCTCGTAACGGATGGTCGATACTATCTGGGAATGAACAAACGAACCGATCGTCTGACCGCTACGCACGTCGACCTGGCCGTCAATGTGGCCGCCGCTTTCAACTTGGCTGCCGGGGTTCGAGCGCTGCACGAGCAGGGCGTATCCCCCGCGATAGTGCAGCGGGTGCTCATCGATGGCGGGCCACAGCGCGGCACTACTTCAGCCAGGCCTGAACCGTCTTCGCGTGGCGCGCAGCGCACGTAGTGGGTTGCTCAAGCAACGTGATCACACAGAGTGACGTAGTGCATTGGCGCGTTAATGCACCATGCTTAATTTTTCTCAAGCAACAGGATCAAGCGCGCGTCCTGCCATAATCGGCTCATGGAACAACGAACCGATCGCCTCACCGCCGCATACGTTGACCTGGCTGTCAGCGTCGCTACCGCCTTCGGCCTGGACGCTGCGGTACGCTTTCTTCACAAGCAAAAAACAGCACCCGCTATCGTACAGCGCGTCCTCATCGAGGGTGGGCCGCGTCGAGGGGCTCTCCCATCAGGCGCTCCATCATAGCCTCCACAGCCAGGGAATCGCATGCCTCGCCAGCGATGACCACCAGCTGCGGCAGCCGGTCCTTATGCTCCTGGTGAACGGTCAGAACGTGGCCACCGCCGCCGGGCGTGATGATGTTGATGTCGAACTGCATCAGCGCTGCTCCAGGTACCGGCTGGCGCCGAACATGCGCACCGCCAGCACCATAGGCGTGCGGCGCCAGGCTGGTTCACCACACGCGGTCAGTGCCTCGCCGTAGATCTGGTCGGCCAGATCGCGCAGCACCAGGCCTTTTTCGTAGAGGAAGTCGTGAACAACCGCCGCCTCGTCACCAATGCCGCCGAATAGCCAGTACGTGAGCGGCGCGCGCGGGACAGACGCGTAATCGGTGACGAAGTGTTCCGGCACGATGATCAGGTCGGCCAGCAGCGGCGAGTAGTAAACAAGGGGTGCCAGCAACACGCGATCCTTGCCGAAGAGCGACACGCGCTCGTCACGCAGCTTCGTCAGGAACTCCCCACCTGGTTGGACTACCGGAGCGTCACTTGGCTTGGCGAGCATCGCGCACCTCATCGCCGGTGTAGGTGCCGGTGCATTGCATGGCCAGATTCGAACAACCTGGCAGGGCAAGGAGCAGGGCGAGCAGCAGGATGCGTTTCATGGCATGCCTTTCAGGTTGTCGTACTGGGACATGTTCCGGCCACGCATGACCTTGATCAGCGTCTCGGCGTAATGTGGATCGGTGGCATAGCCCGCTTTGGCCGCGGCGCGCGCCCAGCCCTCGCCAGTGGTTTCCTTGAAGCAGGCGGCGTAGCGCGGGTTCACCTTGAAGAAACGCGCGCGGTCGGCCATGCACTCGGCCCAGTCGGCGTAGGCGCGGAATTTGTCGGTGATGAAGGTGCGCTTGCCGTCGACGACCTCATGCGTCGGCACATCGACGGTCTTGCCCTTCCACGAACGATCGGCCTTCACGCCGAACAGGTTGTTGCCAGGCGCGCGTGCGCCCCATCCGGACTCGAGCGCGGCCTGCGCCAGCGTGAACGAGGTAGGGATGCCGGTGGCGCGCTGGCACGCTTGGGCGGCTGGCAGCAGCAGATTGATGAATGCAGCAGGGGGCATGGTTATTCCTCTTTTTGTGGTGGGTCGGCGGGGAGGTTCAGCTTCGAGTTCATCAGCGCCTCGAACTTGAACAGGGCGCGCGAACCCATGTGGGCGGCGATGCCGACCAGGGCGTATTTCATCGGGGACGAAGCGCCGGCCGCGTCGCACAGGTGGGCGGTGATGATCCCGGTGAAGCCGGAGACGCACAGCTCGCCGACCAGTTCGGTCAGGTTCCAGGCGCGCGCGTGGCCCTCGCGCATCTTGCGCACGAAGCTGGCCCAGCCTCCCCAGAAGGAGATGGCAATCAGCAATACCCAGCTCAGCAAGGTGTCGTAGTCAAAGCCGCCAGAAGGCGGGTGGGCGGGGGTCATAAAGACCTTTCGGAAATAGAAAAGGCCACCTCTCGGGTGGCCTATAATTCGTGAAACTACAAGGGGTGCAAATGTCCTACGATCCAATCCAGCTGGGCGCAGCGCTCGCTTTCGTCATCAATGCGTGGTTAGCGTCCCGGCGCAAGTAGCCGGCGCTGCCGTTCCTCCTCCGTTTCTAAGTCCATAAATGCCGCCGGCGAGAGCATCAGCCCTCGCTGGCTGGCCGGCACCTGTTGGCGCGGCCCGGCGAGCGTGCGCGGCACGTCCAGCGCGCGGCCGGATTGCACACCCACCTTGATGTTCTGCAGCGGGTCGCCAATCGCAGCCTGGCCGAATGGGATCTTCGACAGCACCGACTGGCTCAAGAACCGTTCGGCGATTCCGCCCAGCGCACCGGCTGTGTTCGAGTTGTTCACGGCATGGCCTGGAGGCTGGAACTGCTCATAGCGCGACACGCGGCCGATCGCCTTCATCTGCTGGATTTCCTCGGGCTGGAAGAACAGGCGCAGCTTGCGTTCTCCGATCGCGTCCAGCGCCTTCACGTACGTGGCGCCGGCAAAGTTGCCGACCTCGTCTGCCTGGCCGTTCAGCGCCTTCGATTTCAGGTGCCCCAGGATCTGCTCACGCACGGCATTCATCGCCACTGGGTTCGCCTTGATCGAGCTCTTGAGCTGTGCCACGTTCATAAAGTCGGCCTTTTTTCCGGTGCCGACGATGAAGTCCTGGACGAACTTGTCAGGCTCTACGCCGTCGCGCACAGCCTGCAGCGCTGGCGTGCGCTCCACGAGCCCCATGTACATGCGGTTGACGCGGCGCGCGCGGTTGAACGCGTTGATCGAGTCTTGCCCCAGATCCTGCGGCCCCGGAAGAGCCAGCTGGCTGCCGCCAGCCGCCGGCGCCGCGCCGCGCCCGACCAGCGGCGTCTCGTCCAGTGCCTGCCGCACCGCGCCGAGAGCGAACCGGACATTGCCGTCAATGCTCGAGCGCTGCAGCCGGCCAATGTTCGATTTGAACTGCTCGGCGATCTCGACCGTCAGCGGGGTTTTGGCGGTGGCAAAATCGTTCAGCTTATTGCGGATGTCTGGAGTGAGGAATGACTCGACGTTCGCCTCGTTCAGCAGGTCGCCCGCGCGGTTGGTGAAGGTGACATGGTCCAGTGCCGCGCTGCGCCCACCGGAGTCCCGCGCGCGGTCGTACAGCTTGCCGATCACGTCGCGGGCACGTTCGTCCCGGCGTTCCAGTGCGCCGATGATCCGTTCGCCGCCGGCGTAGGCGTCGTCGGCCGCGCCGGCGCCCAGGTTGTTCAGCCCCTGTTTGAGCAGCTGGTTGTTGCGGTTCTCGGTCTGGCCCAGGAACTGCGCGGTGCTGTCCTTGCTGTTGATGCCCAGCTTGGCCAGGTTCTTCTGCTGCGTGACCACGGCCGGATCCAGCGTCAGGCCGGCGGCCGTCGGCGTCAGCCCAGTCATGCGGTAGTCGGCCAGGCGCCGCACCGCGTCGGGCGACACCTGGTCGCTCGTGCGGAAAGCCGCGGCCACATCGTTGCGGATGCTCTGCGCCACCTGTGCCGGCAGCTGGTCGAGCGTGACGCCTGAGCCCTGCAGCGCGTTGTTGATCGTGATGTTGATCTGCTGCGCCTGCTGGCCGGTCGGTGCCGCCGGCTGCATGCGGCGCGCCACGGCGCCGGCCGCGCGCTGCACGCTGCCCATTGCCATCGGAGCTGCAACACCAGCCGCCAGCGATGCCACGAGCTGCGCAGCGTCGCCGCCGCCAGTCTCGCGCGTATAGCCGCCGGCCAGGCCAGCAGCGCCCGCTGATGCCAGTTGCTGCGCCGGGTTGGCTGCCAGCATGCGCGCGGCTGCTTGCGCGGTGCCGGTCAGGCCCTGCGCGGCCTTGCCAGCTGTGCCCAGCATGCCGGCACCGCCGGCGACCAGGCGCGACGCATCACCGACAATGCGCTCGGTCGACGTGCGCGGCTGCGGCAGGCCGACGGCATCAGCCAGCGCGGCGCCAGTGCGCGCGGTTGGCTTGTTGCCCAGCACGGGCGCGGCCAGCGTGCGCAGCGGGTTGCCGACGAAGGTGTCGAACGTATCGCCCATGCCCTCCGCCAAGTAGCGCGCGGCCAGCCCGCCCTGGCGCGGCAGGTCAGCGATTGCGTCGCCCAGGTCCTGGCCGAACGGCTTGGTCGGCTTCGGGGCAGCAGCCATCTTGAAGCTGCGCTGCGCGTATGCCAGCACATCCTGCTCACTGGCGCCGTCGGGCGCGGTCACCTCGAATGCTTTGCCGTCGGGCCCGGTGATCTGGTATTTCGCCATCATTGAACCTTTCGGATTGACCAGCCGCCGGATGCGGCCGGTGCTGCTGGTGCCGTCATCGCAGCGCGGCCGGCGTTACTTTGCAGCCCCTGGATCGAAAGCTGGCGCGCGCGCGCTTTCTGAGCGATCACGCCAGCGCCGTCGCCCGGCTGGGGGAAATACTGCTTTCGAGCGTTATCAAACTCACTGTCGGCAATGGCCGCGCCAGACTCCTGGCGCAGCACAGCGTTGATGAAGTCGCGCTGGGCCTGCTCGGCCTTTTGGTCATCATCACTCAGCCCAAACTTATTTGTAGCCGCGCCAAGTGCGCCACCAACCAGTGGCCAGCTTGCGACACTTGCTTTCGAGTTGATAGCAGCAGGGTCGTATTTCAGTTCCCCCAGGATTTTGTCTGCCTCGGTGGCTCGCAGGCCGAACGCGGCTGACTTGCCCTGGAACTCGGTCGGCGCCTTGCCAATCTGCTGCTTGAGCTTAAATTCTTTTTCGGCGCGCTCTTCGGCTGCGGTCTTGTACTGCTTGTCGAAGTTCAGCCGGTCGCGCGAAAGATTGAGGTTCGCATACCCGAGGGCATTTGCTGCAGCCGCTGCCGGCGACAAGCTGTTCTTCATGGAGCGCACCGTTGCTCCGGTGTACGAGTTGGTCAGATCGGTACTGCCGCCGCGGTCGATTGCCACCAGCTTTTCAGCCACCTCGAGTGGGACCGGGTTGCCGTAGGTTCCATCTTCGAAGAATGGCGCGAACATCGCCTTGCCGTCCTGCATAACTTTCTCCAAGCTTTTGACTTTCGGCTGCAGCTTGAGAGCTTGATCCTCTGCCGCGTTGGCCTCGGCCGAGAATCCGCGGTCGCGCAAGGCTTGAGCGTATTGCAGGCGCTCTTGCACCAGTGCGTTGCGGCTGCCGCCTGCACCACTTGGCACGCCAGCTTGCGCAGGCGCTGCATCGCCCATGGCAGGCTGCTGTGGCGACATTCCACCTGCCGTTGGCATGTCAGCGCCCCCGAGCAGGCTTCGAAATACAGACTCGGCAGATTGTGGGGAAGGCATGGGCATGGCCTGTTGTTGGCCCCCGCGCGACTTGCCGTAGGCAGTCTGGAAATCCAGGAACTCTTGCGCGCGTTTGCGCTGCGCTTCTTTTGTCTGCATCTCACTCTGCGCTTCCTGAATCTGCAGGCCACGCAATTGCGACTGCTGGCTCAGCTGCTGCGCTTGCTGCGTCGCTTCCTGGCCAGCGGCCATGCCGCTGCCGAGAATCTGGTACAGCCCGCGCGGCGTGCGCGAAGGCCCGGAGGCCTGGAGAATTTGCGCGATCGCCGCGAGCGAGCCTTGCGACTGCGGGTCGCCTCCGAACAGCTTTTCGAACATGGTGTCTCCTTAAAAATATGAGCCGGAACCGAACAGGCCACCGCCAGATTTACCTATGCCGAACAAGTCGGCCAGGCCGCCCGATGAACCGCTGCCGCCGAACAGGTTGCCCAGCTGCGCGCCCATGCCGGCGCCGCCGATCGCGTTTCCGACCGTGCTGCTGTACAGCGGGTCCGTCTGGCTCGACGTGCCGCTGCGCTGGCCGCCCAAGTACGGCGCCAGCAGGCCATTTACGCCCTGCGCCTGGTTCAGCGCGTAGCCGTCGTTGTAGTTGACCTGGCCCGATGCATTACCCAGCAAGCCCGATAGCAGACCGGCGCCGGCGAGGTTATTGCCGTTGTTCTGCGCGTTGGTGGAGAGCTGCGATTGCTGGTTGGCAAGGCCTCCTTGCTGCTGCAGGCCTGCGTTGAACTGGCTGTTGTTCTGGCCTTGGCTGGCATTGAACTGGTTGTTCTGCTGAGCCAGGGCGGCATTTGACTTGCTGACGTCCACCGTGTTGCCAACGTTCATGAACTCGGCCTGATTCTTGGTGGCCGCATTCTGCTGCGCGACGCTGTATTGCTGCGCGCCCAGCCCCTGCGTGGCCGCCAGCTGTCGGTTGCGGTCGGCATCGTACGCGCCAGCCTGCGCCGATACTGCTGCATCGGTGTTGTTCTGGCCGAACTGTGCCGCCGCGCGCGAGATGTTCGTGTTGAACGAGTCGATCGCCTTGCCTTCCGCCAGACCTTGGCGTGAGCCACCGTACTGGCCCGAGGCGATCGCGCCGCCGCGCACGTTTCCGAGCAGGTCCTTCGTGGCCGACGACGCATCTGTCAGCATATTGCCGAACGCGTTGGACGACTGGTTGATGCCTTTCTGGATGGCGCCGGTGAGGAACTGGTTGGCGCCGGCCGGGCCGTTGATCAGGCTGTCGTACGATCCGGTCAGGTCGAGGTTGTTTTGTGCCGGCGCCTGGACCATGTTGCCCACGGCATACGCGGGTACGCTCGCCTGCGCCATGTTTGCCGGCGCGCCGGCATTGGCCTGCGCCGCCTGCATCGTCGGCGCCTGGTTGCCCTGCATGGCCTTGTACGCGGCGTCGCGCGAGGCGTTCATGTCGGCTCCGGCGCCGCCCAGGTAGTCGCCATTGGCATTGGCAAACTGGAGCGCAGCATTCGAGCGCGGGGTGTTGAGCATGCCCTGGTACTGCGACAGCAGCCCTTTGTTATCGCCGCCGTTCCCGAACAGCATCTGCGAGAAGCGTGGATCCATCTGCTGCTGCACGGTCGACGTCTGCGACTTCGGCTGACCACTGCCGCTGATGGCGCCACCCAGCGCGCCGCCGATTGCACTGCCGACTGGACCGCCGAAAATGCCGCCGGCGATTGGCGCCGCGACGCCTACGAGGTCTTTGAGAAAACCCATGGTGTTGCCTTTCTTGTGATGGCCGGAATCAGCCGAGCGGCGCCCAAGCGACGCCATTCCAGAAGTAGTAGCCCTGGCCGCTGCCAGGGTCCCATGTGATCCCGTCCGTGTAGACCAGCAGCCCGTCTACCGGGTCTGTGGGTGGCGCCGCCATCGGCGACAGCCGGATCATGTTCGGCAGGGCGGGGCTGAGCAGCGCCTGCATGATGTTCGCGATGCGGTGCAGCTCCGTATCGAGATACCGCTGTGCCGACGGCGGGAGATCAGTCGGCGGCGGCTCAGGCTTGTACCCGACGATTGCGCCTTTCGTTGATTTCACCACTTGCTCCCAGGTTGAACGTGATAGTCGAACGAGTCGAGACGCCAGGCCGTCGCCGTGCCAGCTTCGAACCGGATCGCTGGGTAGCGCCAATCCACAATGCAGTCGGCCGCAATGTCTTCACCGATGACGAACTCGATCTCAGCCGTCCATTCCGGATCCGCTGACGGGTCTGTCATGTGGCCGCCCACCTTGATGATCACTGTGCCGCCCGGCGTGCCGGTGATGCGCGGTCGGATGCTCATGATTCGTTTCGTCAGCCCGTCACCGTCAAAGCTCAAGCCTCGCCGCTCAAGATACGATTCGATCGGTTTGCCGTTGAAGGTGGCTGCTGAATCGAGCAGCAGCAGGTCCGGGTCAGCAGATGCCATCAACACGCGCGCCAGGTTCGGCACGTTGTCGGGCTGGTTCCACTTCGTGATGTCACTTTCCCAGGTGTCAGGGTCGGCTGCCCACGAGTCACCCAGCGAATCGTTGACCTTGCCGTAGCTGGCATGGTTCAGGTCCGGGATGTCGCGGTAGGTGACAGTGCGGTCCTTGTAATTCCAGACCAGCGCCTTGTTCGGCGCGGTCGTTCCGATGCTGGTGTAGCAGACAAAAACTTCGTTCAGGAACGGGTTCTTGAACACGAACGACCGGTCGTTGTAATCGGTGTCCATGTCCTGGAACAGCGCCTCGCGCGCGACGTCATCGAGAACGGGCGTGGCCGACTGGCCATCGTGCACGACGACGTCCGAGCCGGCCAGCACGAAGTGAACGCCGTCGAGCTCCACGATGCAGTTGCGGTTCATCGCGCCCGACACGCCCAGCACCTTGCGGAAGCTGAACACGAACGGGCCACCGGTGAAGTCCATGCGCCAAACCGACTGTTCCTTGTAGATCATGAAGCTGTCGCGCAGCTGCAGGCCGTCTACGATTCGGTCGCCGCCTTCGGCCAAATCTGTTTCGCCGGCCTCGGCGTCTTGGTTCGATATGTCCCACGTCGTCGGCACGCCGCCAGGGTCAGCGGGGTTCGACCACTTGACCATGAACGGGAAATTCTGCCCGCTCTTGGTCACGTTCAGCGCGATCAAGAAGTTGCGATATGTGCGCATCGACTTGCAGACCGTGTTTGCCGGCCAGTTGTCGAGCACCTTGCACCGGCTGGCTGGATCCTGGTTCCACTGCTGCGGCGGGTCGACATCGTTGCCCGGGTTCAGGATCGGGATCCCCGAGAGCAGGGTGCTGGTCCAGGCGTTGGGCTTGCCGGCATAGTTCACGTCGGCGCCGGCTGTCTGGCGCGTCAGGTTTGTATGCACCGCGACGCCGTTTGTGATCGTCGCCGCGTAGATCTTCTGCGCACCGGCATACATCCAGTAGCTGGCCGCGCCGATGTTCAGCTGGACAACGTGGTATGGCACCACCACAGGCTTGTCGTAGCTCGGGCCGTGGCCGAAGAACTGGATCGCGGAGCGCTTACGAAAGCGCATGTTTTTCGCATCGGTCCAGGCGTTCAGCGGTAGGCCGTGCTGCGCCAGATCCTTGATGACCCCGATGGCGCCGGCATTGGGGACAGGCACCCTAGTCATCGCGCGCACCCGCGCGGATGAACAGCGCGTCGACCTCGGCTTCGGTCTTGCCAATCGCTGTTGGGATGGCCTGCACCAGCGGGTGGTTGCGCGCCATCGTCAGCGCCCTGTCGAGCCACACGCGCGCCATCGAGCGGTCGGGCTCGGGCATCTGCTCGATCACCGCGTCGATCGCTGGCATCCAGCCTGCGGCGAGCAGCTCGAGATGCGCACTCAGCATCGGGACGCGCTCTGGAACGGTCGGCGGTGCCGGCTTGAACTGCTTGCCGTCCCAGATGTCGCTACCTCGCGCTGGCTGGTCGAGCACTTCGACTGCGCCATCTGGCGGTTCAACGCCGACGAACGCGCCCAAGTAAATCCCGACCGAATTTACGTAGTGTTTAGTGATCATGCGAATGCCTCGATAAAGAAACTGAAGTTGGCACGGGAGTAGTTTCGGAACGGCTCGCCATCACCCACTCCAGCGCTACTGCCGTTCGCGAACGTAACCATGATGGTTGTTTGATTCGCGCTTACTCGGCACCCTTTAGTGCCGTTGCCGTCGTTTGACGTGATGTCCATAGGCGCGAGCGCAATATCGCCGACCTGAAGGCCGCTGGATGCGGTGACGCAACGCAGATAGGCCATCACCAGTTTCGGAGCCGTGCCGAGCCCATGGCTCATCGTGATTGTTGTAGCAGGGGTAATGGTTTGATCTGGCGAACGATATTCTTTGCTGATCACGCCACCCACCACCGGCAGGCCGCTCACGCGCTGGAAGATCAAAAACGGGCCAGCCGCATCGCCGCGCACGAATGCCCGGTCTCCCTGCGTGGTGACGATGTTCGTACCGCCTTGCAACCGCAGTCCAGCGCCGTGCACCAAAGTCAGCGCTCCGTCGAACACGATTTCTCGCGCAGCACCGTCTGGGATCGTGATCGCGCTGATCGTGGTCGTACCGGTCACGTGCACGAAGTTGCCGGTGGCCGTCGTCAAGTTGATCGTGGCCGCCGAAGCGATGTCAGCGCCGCGCACCTCGTTCTGTGCGTAGCCGGTGTGTGTACGCGTAAATGCCGCATTCGTGCCGTCCGAGCGCATAAATCCGAGCGTCTGGTTCGGTAACACCGCGCTGACTACGAGATTGTCGATGTAGTTGCGCAGGTTCTGTTCGGCCTGCTTGGTATATGCCAGGTTCGCGGCGTCACCACGATCGACGTATCCCTTTGTGACAGCCAGCAGTCGAAACTGCGTGCCGTCGTAGATTGCTACCTGGAGCACGCCGGCGAGGAGGTCGCCAGCCGCCAGAGGATCGCCCGAGGCCGTTACAAGCGCCTTTGCGCCGAGGCTGGCCACGGCTAGCGTGCAGGCATCGGTGTTGGCCACGATCGGCGCGAACGCGATCAACATGCGCAGGCCATAGGCCGGGACAACGTCCGCCGGCGCCACGGTGTATGCGTTGGCTGCGCCGCCGTCAGTGCCGGTGATGTAGACCACGCCTGGGATGCCGGCAAACGCGGCTTTCAGTACGCGCTTTTCCATGCGGATATGGTCGTCGCCTTGCGCTTTCAGGTCGCCAGGCGCTGGGTTCGTCGCAACCAGTTCCGAGATATAGGTTGCCGCTTCAAGTGGCATGTTTACTCCGTGTAAAAGTTGCCGCGCCGGCCGCCAAGTAGGCCAGCCAGTTCGGTGCGCAATGGCGCTATTGCTCGAGCGCGGCTTTCGTTCCGATTCAGTTCTTTGACCGCCGTGTCGAACATGGGCGACCACATTGCCAGCGAATCGCTGTCCCGAATGAACATGGCGGATTCCATCAGCGCGCCGTAGAGGTATAGGTCCGGGTATTTCGTCAGGATGCTGTTGTTTGGGCTGGCGTCCGACAGGCGCAGTTGGCCGCGATAGCGCAGTGTCACCGTGCGCGCACGGTCGACCGGGCAGTCGAGCATCAGGTAAGAGCCATCGATCGCCCAGAACCGCGGTTCGCCGCGCTGGCCGTCACGCGGCAGCAGCTCGGGCAGGGTGCCGGTCAGCTTGCGTTGCTCAGTACCATCCGTGACCCATGCCGCGATCGGAGTGCCGTAGTCGGCCGGCAGGCGCACAGCATCAATGCCAGCAGCGAAGGAGAGTGCCGTTTCGACTTCCATGCCGCGCGCCTGCACGATGCGGTTGATGCGCGCTTCAGCCATCGTGATGAACTTGGGGACCTTCGCCTTCTGGTCCTTGCGGTGCAGCCAGTCGATCACCTCGGCCTGGAGCCACGCGTAATTGCGCTCGTCCGGTACTTCTGGCTCTGGCTCTGGCTCTGGCTCTGGTTCTGGTTCTGGATTGGGATCGGGATCGGGCAGTTCCGGGTCCGGGCCCGGCGCCACCACAACAGGCATGACGAAGCCGAGCGCAGTCGCGCCCAGCGGGGAATAACCGAGCATGTTCGTTTCCTTTGCTTTATGCCGGAATCGGCAGTTCCCATACCACTGAATTAGGCTGCGCCTCAAAGTCAGGGAGCAGGCGAAGTTTGTTGTCCAGCCGAAGCGCTGCCGGGTCGATGTACGCGCCGCTGTACGCGCCTACTGGGTGTGTGATCGTGTATTTCTTCCACGACGCGCCAGAATCGGTGCTCGTGAAGATGTACAACTGGTTATTCGTGCCGAGAGTGGCAGGCACGTTGTCGTCGGTCGTCGCCGCAGTCACGATGACTTTGCCGTTGTGGTACGCCACGTGTGGCGTGCCGGCATCCTGCACGCCGTTGTGAGCCATCAAGCGCGTGCGCACCCATTTGTTCGTGCTCGTGTTGTACTTGGCCACCCACAGGCTGCGGAAAGGCTCGTCCGGGTGCTGCCAGCTTGCGATCAGCAACGGCTGGCCGTCGGCGCCGATTGCGATGCGCGCCACGCTGGAATTGTGGTTGTAGTTGTTGTTCGGGAACGCGATGTCGCTATCGTCCGTGCCGCTGACCAAGGGGAGATTCAGCGCCTTGCCGCGCATGGTCGTGAAGGTTACTCCGCTGTCTGTCGACTTGATCAGACTGATGTTCTGGCGCGGGTAGCCCGACATTGTGAATGGCCCGTCGCCCTGCAGGAACTCCGTCGTAACGTACAGCGTGTCGACGCTTGCAAAGGCGATCTCCATACCATACGAGCCAAGATACGAGGCCGCGTTACCAGCGAGGAAATCAGCACCCTTGCGGTCGAATGTGGAGCCGTTCCATTTGTAGATGCCGGCCAAGTAGCCATTGCCGCGCGCGCCCATCCACATGCTGCCGTCGAACTGGTTGCGGAAGAAGCGGCGGTACGAACAATTCGTGTCAAGGCCGGTAGGCGCGGTTGTTGCAGCAAGCGCCGAAATGTCTTCGGTCGGCGATGCCACGCCGCGCCACGACGTGTGGTGCGCCTCGCCGTAAGCGATGACCTTGCCGTCATCCGTCACGCACACGCTGCCGTCCCGATGACCGATGGTCGTATCGTGCGTGCCGGTGGTCAGCTGAACGTCCTGGATCATCTGGTACGTGTTCTTGTCCAGTTTGGCCAAGCGCGATTGCTGCACGCCGCCAATGGTCACGGGGGCGACGACATAGACTGCGTTGGCCGTAGTCCAGATCGGCGTGTACAGCGACAGCAGCGAGATCACCTTGTTGCCTGAGTACGGCGTGTTGAAGCTGGTCGGCGACAGGCTGCCGGCAGGCGAAATGCTTGCCTCAACCAGTGCAGGGGTCGGAACAAGCTCGAATCCTCGGATCCGCATCGTGCCGCCCACGGAGTCCTGCTGGCGGCCAATCTTGAAGTGCGAAATACGTCCGGCATCTTCGCGGGTGAACGAAAACGGCAGTTGCGACCTCTCGACAACTCCGGCCGATTGAGGCGGGACGAGGTTGATTACCTTGTTCGCATACACAGGGGTAGACGATGCGGTCCATGGTTCATAAGCGCCGTAGAACTTCACGGAGGCGGGCGATGGCAGTCCCGGCGCGCCCGCAAGCGACCACAGCATGTAGACATCGTATTTCTGTCCCACGACCGCAGTATCAGCCGTGAAATGGATCTGCCCCTGCGCGTTCGGGAAAGCGTAAGTAGGCGCGCCATCGACGTCATTAGCTGTGTATGGCGAACCGGTACTGACTGCCATCTTCGATGGCGCAATCGTAATCGTCGGATTCGGGTTCGCCGCCTGCACTGTATAGGCGAGCGCCGCAGGGTTCGTCAGGCTGCTGTTATTCGATACGCTGATGGACTTCGTGCCGGCGCTGGCAGGCGTGTATGTGAAGGCGCCCGATGGTGAAACCGTGGTCAATGACAAAGATTTGGGCGAGAACGTTCCACCGGCGCCGGCATCACTCGGCGTTACAACGATGGGGGCAGGTGCTGTGCTACCGGCAGGGAAAAGCGCGACGGAGTAGTTTGACGACGCGAGTCCGGCAACGCCACTCACCGGCCCCGTCATGGTGACGGAAGTAGCAGCATTCCCGATTGGCGTCGCTGCGCCTACCGGCTGATAAGCCCCACCGAGCTTGATGTACAGGCTAATGATGCCGTTAGTCGGCGTCGTCTGGAAGTACAGCGTATTGTTCGGCTTTCCGTCCGTGTTGACCGGCGTACTTGCGGAGTACACGATGCTTGGCATGCCTGCGCGCAGGCCATTGAGCGTCTCACTGGCCAAGGTGCAAAACACTTCTTTCGCGCCAGCCAGGAACACGGTCGGCGCTCCACCATTGGAACTTGCGTAGATCGCGG